ACGGTGTTGCAGGAACAGGAAAAACATTCATCGCAGTATACAAGGCATTAGAAGAAGTATTAGATAAGACAAATCCTTTTAATAAAATTATTATAGTTCGTTCGGCAGTACAATCTAGGGAGATGGGTCACCTACCAGGAGACATTGACGAGAAGTTAGACATCTATCAACAACCATATCGTCAAATTTGCGCTACTTTGTTTGATAGAAAAGATGCATACGATAGGTTAGCCGAGCAAGGTCATATTGAGTTTATATCAACATCTTTTATTCGCGGTATGTCATTCGATGATGCAATTATTATTGTCGATGAGATGCAGAATATGAATTTTGAAGAGATCGATACTGTCATGACACGGGTAGGTTATAGGTCAAAGATTATCTGGTGTGGAGACTATAGACAAACAGACCTAAATAAGAAGAAGACCGATGTGAGTGGTATTCTTAAATTTTTTGATATTGCCTATCACATGGGTGCATTTACTAAAATAGAATTTGAAGCGGCTGATATTGTGAGAAGTTCTTTAGTTAAAGACTATATATTGGCAAAGATTAGATACGAAGACATGGAGAATTAAATGAGTTTTGATTTCGAATTTACTGAAAGTCATGTAAGAGAGTTATTACCACGCGCATTAGGAGGACCTGATGACTGGTATGAAAGTATGTGTGAAGCTTTACCTCAGTACGGTATTACAACGGTACCAAGGGTTGCTTCTTTTATTGCGCAATGTGCACACGAGTCTGGAGGCTTCTCAATGCTTGAGGAAAACCTTAACTATAAAGCAGCTACATTGACAAGGATATGGCCTCAACGGTACCCGGCTGGAGTGGCGGAGCAATATGCAGGTAAGCCTGAACTTATTGCTAATAAATCGTATGGTGGTAGGATGGGTAACGGGCCTGAGGCGTCTGGTGATGGTTGGAAGTTCAGGGGCCGAGGACTTCTTCAATTGACCGGTAAAGATAACTACCGTAATTGTTCAAGGTTTATGTTCCAGGATGAAACGCTATTAGATAATCCTGATATTCTTTTAGATGCTTATTACGCTATTCACTCTGCCTGCTGGTTCTGGCATAAGAATAATCTTAACCAGTACGCCGATTCTGGTGACTTCGTTATGATGACTAAAAAGATTAACGGTGGTACTATTGGTCTAGAAGACCGTAAGAAACATTTCGCCCACGCAGTTGAAGTCTTATCAGGACACCATTAAAATAACATATGTTTAATCATGTACAACTTGACCGTGAAGTCCCCAAGCTACAACAACTGAACGAAAATGGTACCCGGTACTATGTTACCCCTGAAGGTAATAAGTACCCTTCTATTACTACCGTGCTTGCCGCATACAACATAGGTTATATTATGGAGTGGCGTAAGAGGGTGGGCGAAGAAGAAGCTAATAAGATATCACAAAAGGCATCTGGTCGCGGTACCCGTATTCATACTCTGTGTGAGCAGTATATTGATAATAAAACACCTGCATTTAAGAGTCCTTTAGATCAAGAACTGTTTAATAAATTTAAACCTACCCTTCATCGTATTAATAACGTATACGCTCAAGAGCTACGAATGTACTCCGATCATTTACGTATTGCTGGTACAGTGGATTGTGTAGCTGAATTTGATGGGGTCTTGTCAGTTATTGACTTTAAAACAGCTAAACGGCTTAAAAATAAAGAAGATATCGAGAATTATTTTATGCAATGCTCGGCCTACGCTATTATGTTTGAAGAACAGTTTAAGATCCCGGTTGCACAAACCGTGGTTGCCATCGCAGTAGATGATGAAGAACCCCAGGTGTTTGTTGAACGTAGAAATACCCACGTAAAGCGCTTAATGTACTTTCGGGACCTCTACGAAAGAAAGAGTGGATTAGTTGTTGCCTAGCATGTATAATCCATATGTGGGCGGTTGAGAATTAGGTCGCCTAAATAAGATTACGATCGTATGAAGTTAATCGAAAGTAGTTCTGGACAGGGGTGCAAATCCCCTCAGGTCCACCATAAGGCCTTAGAACCAATACCTCCAACGACCTGTTGTGGTAGAGGATGCGAACATTGTGTTTGGTTAAGTTATTTCGAAGCACATAACGCATGGAAGAGTCTTTATGATGGGCCTGTTCTAGAATCGACAGGGCAATAAGTACAAAGATGGACGATCCGACAGAGTTGTCGTTAACACTAAACAAAAACAAATGCTAACGATGAAAAGTACGCATTAGCAGCCTAAACTCTGCTTAGGGTTTCGGTAGGTTTCCTCGTAACAGAATAACCTACTCTTATACGGAAAAATTAAATGAATATTGATTTTGAAAATAACGGTTATTTAGTAGTTAGAAATTTCTTTTCTGAAGAGACAATAGATATTTTAAGTACGTACTTTGACCTTAAATATCGAGTAATACAAAGTGATAGCTCTTTGCGTCAAAAGTACTCAGCTCCATCACAAGATGCAGCTAACGGGTTAGTTTTCAGTGATGATTACCTAACAGAATCGATTCTTTTGTTGTACGGAGACAAGATGAGTAAGGTATTAGAATTAGACCTTGTTCCTACATATACGTATGCAAGAATTTACGAACAAGGTAATAATTTGAAGCCTCATAGAGATAGACCGTCATGTGAAATATCAGCGACATGTCCTATTACTATTAGTGATAATAGAGCATCTACTATTTACATATCAAAATTTAAGTTTGATCCTTTTATTCATTTAGACATGTATCAGGACTCTGGGGAAATTAAAAAATTAGGAGACTATACACGGGTAGATTTACTACCTGGTGATGTTTTATTTTATGAGGGATGGGAACGACATCATTGGAGAGAACCTCTTGAATCTGATTACTTAGTTCAATTCTTTATGCATACAGTACAAATTAACGGTCAGTTCAAAGACTTCGTCTTTGATAAAAGACCGTACATGGGGTTCCCTTTTAGGGCATAATACATAAAGTTCTCGATCTTTAAAATCGAATTTTTAACACTCATACACACAAAGGAGATTATATGAGTAACATGACCCCCTTCGAGATTCGTCTCGAACTTCTCAAAATGGCCAAAGATATGCTTGGTGACGATTACTACGGTAAGCGTGAAGTAATATCTAACGACTGGGCCACAAAGGTAGAGACCGCTAAACACGCCGGTCAAACGCCTCCAGAGCACCCCGGCTATCCAGCCTATCCCTCAGAAATAGATATCATTGCAAAGGCTCACGTCTTGAATGGTTTTGTTTCTAACATCCCTCAAGATAATATTAAGACTATTAGTAAAAAGTAATCTGAAGGTAGGGGCTCTTGTTAACTCAGGAGCCTCCTTAATAAGGAAAACCAATGGTAAAAACTTTTAATCTATTTTTAAAAATAGGTCTTGTGGTATTGATGGTATTTTTAGTTACCAAATTTACCGCCAGTAGAATCAACTATCATAATACTAAGCAGTATAATGGTACCCCAATCACAATGGAGGAAAGAGATAGACAGTTAACTTGTCTTGCAAAGAACATTTATCACGAGGCGGCTACAGAACCCTTTGAAGGTAAGGTTGCAGTTGCACAAGTTACTTTAAATCGCGCAGAGTCAGGTAAGTTTCCGTCTGATATCTGTAACGTAGTATATCAGAAGAACGTAGTTTACGGTAGAGTCATTTGTCAGTTCTCATGGTACTGTGAAAGCGGGCCTAAGGTAAGATCTAATGCTCATTACAGAGAGTCAATGGAGGTAGCTAAGAAAGTACTTTTAGAAAACTTTAGATTACCCTCAATGCATAAGGCCATGTACTATCATGCCGATTATGTAAACCCTAATTGGAATCTTCCAAAGATCAGTCAAATCGGTCGTCATATATTTTACGGTGAGAAAAATGGAAAAATTTAACCAATTAAAGAATCAAGTATTCTCTTACTTCGAAGGCTTTACTAAAGCCACAGCCGAAACGTTTGCATGGATAAGTGTTGTGGTAATGATCGGTGCAACTATTCCAGGCTTTATTGCCGTTATGGCAGGTGCAACAGATAAGATGCCTCCTCTAGATATTACCCTGATGTTGTGGACGGGGCTATTGCTTTATTTTGTAAAATCAGCTATACTTAAAGACATGCTGATGGTAGTGACAATTGGATTTGGTTTCGCCATTCAAGCAGTTATGTTAGGCCTTATTTACTTTGTATGACAGACGAAAACGAACAACTGACTGATGCTCTTGTAATTACTAAACGATTTAGATCTCCTACTGAGTTTAGTTTATACATTGATGAGCAGGTATCGGCATTTAAGATAACCTATATGGATGCAGTTATTAATTATTGTAATGAAAAAGAAATCGATATTGATAGTATCGGTTCATTGATTAATCAGAAACTTCGAGAGAAGATTCAAATGGAGGCTGAACAAGCTAACATGATTAAACCCCGAGGTCACTTACCTGTATGATTATGGAACCTTTTGAAGTTTATCGTTATTATTTGGCATTACGCCTGCATTTTACGACAGACAATTATAATGTGATTGAACAAAAAGGTCGAGTTCGTGCTACCAAGAACTCTTTCTTTAAACGTAAAGATCTTTTAGCTATTCGCCGTGTTGCTGAAACTTATTCGGATAAAGATATTGTAGACTTCTTGGTAGCTAATTTTGTATCCGGTGATAGATGGGGCGGAGTATTTGACGTAGAAGCCAAAGACCGTTACCAAGGATGGAAGAAACGTATAGAATCTATCTCATATACGTTTAAAAAAGAACTAGATAAGGCTGTATTGTTTGCTGATAAGAACAATATTACCTTTGACGGTCTCTTCGAATGCAATAATGGGCAACACCCACCTATTGTAAAAATGTATCTTCGGAACGATATCTCAATTGAGACTCTTGTAATCCTGAATAAGCTAAATAATTTTACTGATCAGTTAGATCAGGATCTGAAAGATGATTTAGTCTGGCCGGATACATCAAGAATTATCAAGAAGTATTCACCTTTTCTAGAAATTAAAAAAGACAAGTACAATGAAATTTACCGAAGAGCAATTGGACCTTTCTGACGCCCGTATCACGGAGATTGAAAAGTCTATTTGTATCATGCAAGACAGTATGACAGAACTGTCCGAACATATTAGAGAAACCCAACGATATTTGATTAAACTTGCACATCACCAGTCCGAAATTACAAAACGTATTTCAGCCTGGCCGTTTATTGCAGTTGACAGTAACAGAGATGAAACGTAAAAATTTTGAAGTAGATTACGACAAGAAGGTA